TTATTCTCCATCCTCAAATGGCAATTCTATTTCTTTGGCTCTTTTTTGAAATTCCAAAACTTTGATTACTTTGTATTCATTTTTTATTGTTCCATCCGCTTTGCGTATTTGTGTTCGTTCACGTCGGATTTTCAACATGTCGCCCTTGGTAAAAGATTGATCCCCGTTATCAATCTGCTTGATAAAATCTTCATCATCCATCTTAGCATAGAATTTATTTTCATCAGACATAAACCGCCACTTCAAATCTTCAAAATTTACAGTTAATATATTTACCCATTCATCTGTTTCTGTCACTTCTACCTTCTCTTTTACATTTCCTATTTTTCCGCTGTCGAATTCAAAACATTTTGCTTCTTCTTTTTTTATACTCTGAACAACGGTCTTATCTTTATCCGCTCTAACTTGAAAGGAATCTATGCCTTCCCGTCTTGTTGGCTCTACTAATTTATCAAAGCTTTCACGAACAGGTACAGACTGATATATATTTACTACATTCACATTAACTGTTATATGATCTGTTTCAGATTCTAATGTTACAGTTCCATCTTTATGCTTCGTAGCCTTAGTAATAACCCTGTTTTTGACCCACTTAATAACATCAACTAAATTGGGGCCACCTACCAGTGATTGCACACTGCCGGCTAACCCTAAGTAAGCTATTAATTGTTCCATAGTTACGTTAGGCGTAAATAAACTTTGTAGCTGTGCCGCTAATGTTCTAATTAGTTCCAGCTGAATTTCAAAAGAACCTTTTTTAAAATCAGCATTTACCTTTACTGCAATAGTAGAATTATCATCATTCAGGACTTTGTTTGCTTCATTAACAAGTGCACTCAATGCCATTAATGCAGGCCCTAGTTCTTGTACGTCCATAGTCCCATCATCTACTAGCGGTCCAGTATATGCAATGATAAGCTTGCTCTTTGCGCTACACATATTTCTCCACCTCCTAACACATCTATTTTATTAGCCATTTATTCCTGTGTCAAACGGTTTACAAAAAATGCCCCGTAAAGCCAGTTAATGCCTGACTCTACGGGGATTCTTCATTTTGCGGCAGCTTCAGCACCCATCAGTTCTTTCAGCTCCCGTTCCGACAGTTTCCATTTATAGGTATTGGCTTCCTGCGCCTGTCTGGCGGCTTCCTGCGCCTGTCTGGCGGCTTTCTGGGGAACGATGTACCCGCCACCGAATATCGTTTTATGCTTAGCTCTCTGGCTGTCCAGAGCCCGGGTATACACACCCACGTCTGTCTGGTAGTCGATGCCCATTTGGCTGAATAGCGCCACCCGGCTGGCCGTTAAGACGTTGTCTGGATATATGTATTTTGGCTGCTGTGGCCCCTTGACCTTTTTGCTGTTCAACCGATTCACGGCATCCAAATCCCTCCACAGGTCAGGTGCAGACCGGATTAGCGGGCCCCGGCTTGTGACGAAGGACGTCGGCACCAGAGCACCGTTGGCATATGTGATATTACTGCCTACACATACATAATGGCTGATATGGTTGCTGAAGCAGGTCAGCTGTGGAGCGAACAGGAAATAGTCGATTCCCCGTTCGTTGTACCATTTAAGAATTTTTGTCAAAATAGAAAACGGCGGGTTGTCAATCACCACGCCGTTTTTCGGGTATTCGTATTTCTGATAGTCGCCGCCGGGCCAGAACGGTCGAACGATAGGTCTCTCCCCCCATTCGTATTCCTTGATCGCCCATGCCTTCACCGTTTCGTAGACGTTTTCCGGCGTATAGCAATCGTCAGTAGTTAGTTTGGGTTTGAATTTGCCGACAAATTCTTCATAGGTTTCGCCTTGTGCCATTTATCCTCCTATTTTGCGGCCCAGGCCACAAGTAGCCCCGTAGCAACAGCCTCCCACGTATTGCGTTGTGCCTTAATGCGCAGCCTAGTTCGCTTTTCCTCTCTGGCGTACTCTTTCAAGGATTCGTTGGCTGTCTTCAATGAGGCTTCCTGCTTCCTGGATGCCGCTGTCAATTCGTCCAGCTGATTCTTCAGCTCGGTTGACTGCTTCCTGGCTTCGGTCAATTCGACTTTGGATGTCGCCAGCTCTTTGCGCAGCGCCTTCAGCTCGATCTGTGATTCCTCGTTGATTTTCTTGAGCCTGGTCAAGTTGTCGCTGAGCCGCTCCATCTCCGACTGAGTGATCATATACATTGGCTCTGCAGTAATAGCCGCAGCAGAACCCGGCGCCGAAAAGGAGCAGCACAGCAAAAATAAAAATAATCCACCAAGGACAACGCTCGATCTGTGCTTTAATCGCATTGACCCGCCTCCTTATTTTTCCCACTGCTTTTGATACCACAGTGCTTTCCCCCTCATGACATTTCCGCCCGTCCTGGGATCATCATAATCCGTTAAAAAGGTGGAGCTTTCCGCAGTCCCTAAAAATTGCAGGTCCCATCTTTCGCAACCGTTGCGGGGTCCATATTCGTCACCTTCAGGGAGCAACCCGTCCACGTTGTCAGCCGCTTCCGCATGGGTCATAATCCGATCCCGGTCAATGGTCAGCCACAGGGCTTTAGCCAGGACTGCAGTTACTTGGGCCATGGCCTCAATCTGCTTTGCGGTCGGCGGGTATGGTCCGATATCGTTGCTTGTGGCTCCATAGCCACAGCAGAGTGCCACGGCGACGCTTGCCGTATTGCGATGCCAGGTATGTGGCAGTGTTTCGGCAAAGTCATCCGTGCTGACCCACAGGCTGCCGTCCTGATCGATATTGATATGATAGTCATTAAAGCGCTGGCCATACCGCCCAGCCGTCCAATGAAGATAGATCTTGACGTCCCGCTGCATATTTTTTGCATCCTCCCACAATTGGATACGGGCCTTTTCAGCCAGCCTCTGGATGTCTTTCAACGTCACTCTTTTCATGTTCTTCTTTTACCTCCTTCTCCCAAGGGTCCGGTACTCCATCACCATCAGCATCAATCAGGGATTTCCCTATGAAGCCGATAGCGGCCACGAACGCCATGCTGGTGATGGTCTGGATCAGCATATTCAGGGCTGGCAGGTCCACGTGGTCTTTTGCCCACCACTGCCAGCTCCAGGCTGCCAGGTATAAAAAAATGCTCCCAATAATGAGGAGCATGATGGTGATGACAAGGGCCCGCGGCAGGCCCTTTACTTTCATCCTTCCCATGGAGCCCAGCAGGTCTAGCAGCGTCTTCTGCAGCCGCTTCATTTCCGGACCTCTTCCGCCATGTGGAGAACTTCGTCATGCTTTGCTGTCATGACTCCGTTTTCGGCTAGTTTTTCATAGACGCTGTACATCTCTTCAAATACTTGTTTTTCTTCCGCCGTTGGTGCAATGATCTGAAAACGGTTGTACATGTCGTTAAGAGATGCCCGCAGAATCAGTTGCATACCCTTTCTGATTGCTTTTAGACCAGTAACATAGGCCACGACGTAGCCGATAAGCCCGCCCACGGCAAGGCTGATAACTGTGCTTAATCCCTCGATGATGATGTCGTTCACGCTTTGTCCTCCATTAAAGTTTCATGATAAAAGCTAGGGTGTAGTATGGCGGCATATTATTGTGGGGCTGGCCGCCGCCTGTTGGTTCAATAAATTCGCTCTGGAAATAATAGCCATGATTACCGTCAGCATAATATCCAGATACTTTCCTGTCGGTGAAAGTACCGTTTATGCTGTTGTTTGATTGACCAGCATTGTACAAGATAGATTGCGGCTCGGTCTGTGGAAACCCACCCTTGGCCAATGCTATCCTGTGACCATGAGATGGCATCTCATCGGTGGCTATGCGGTACGCCTCCACACATAGGCCGCCACGCAGGGAGACAGGTTGTTGTGAGGGACATCTTTACCGAAATCCATGACAAACCCGTCACCTTGCCCGCTTTGTGGATTTGACCCGAAGCTGACTTTTTCAATGGATGCAGGAGCCGAAAATACGCCGTGGGTGGTCAGCTTTTGATTTGGATCTTGTCTAGCAAAATCGAGGACATCTCCTCTGATATGGGGCAGTTCATCGGTGGTGAGCTTGTGCATTCGCTCGCCGTATTTCGTGCCCGCCACGTAGTTAAACGAGCCGAAATCATCTGTGCCGGAACCCTGTGCGATGAGCGTGTAGCCTGCTGGCAGGGCCTCCCACGTCCCCCCGAAAAGGGTAGCCGGGCTCGTGCTGTCGTTGCTCCAGTAGTAACTGCCCACAGGGTGAGCGTCGAGCTTTGCTTTCGTCTGGGCGGCTGAAACTGCCGTGCTGATGGCTTGCTCGTAGGCCGCTTTTTGTTTAGCCAGGGCATCGGCCAGGAGCTTCTGGACCCACGCCGTGGTGGGTACCTGACCGGAGTTCTCGCCGCTGACCGGGTCCGAAGAGTAGACAGCGCCCCATTTAGCCGTAGAAGTGCCCAGGGAGCCTTCGCCATCGCCGTTAGGTACAATCGCTCTGGTTGTCATTTACTGTCGCCATCCTTCTTTTCATCAGCTTGCTGCTCCGGCTTATAAGCAATGCAGACCGGGTTAACGCACTTGCCGTCCACCAGCTTATGAGCGCAATACTCACAGCGTTTCGGGAGCTTAAACATTTTCCATCGCCTCCTTGTACTGGGCTTGCAGGTCCTTGAAATCGCTCCTGATACTCTCCTGAGCGTCCGTGTCGCCGGTCAGGAGAGCTACAGCCATGCTGTCGGTCAGTTCCTTAACCGCGCTGTCATAGTCGGCTTTGAAGGCTGCTTTCTGGTCCTCTTCCGTCGGTTCAGCCGGTGGTACGTAGGTACGTTTAGCCTGGGCATCCAGCAGGTCCTGGATGCGCTCACAGTAGCCGCTGTAGGTGCCGTTGGGATAAGATAAAAAATCTCCATCCACCACGCAGCACTCCTGTGCATCGTCATAGATAACGGATTCCGGGACGGATACAGCCCCTGCGTCGAGTAAAAAATTATCGACGGTATCGCTGTATGTGCGGTCGCCGTCGATGATCAAAACATTATTTTTTAAAATCTGGAAAACACTCATTATTTCAATCCTTTCTCTGCTGATGAAATGCCCAGTCACGGACACAATGCGTCTAGCTCCACCGCTTATCTTACAGGTAGTTTCAGCGTTGTACGGCGTGGCGGATCTCAAGGCAGCGTACCTTACGGTAATGGAATCGTTTCTTCTGCCGGAAACTTCAATGCCAATAACGGAAAAGGCGATAGCGATGACTGGGGGACGACCTACCAAATTAATGCTACGCACGCTCATACGATTACCATTGATAAATCTGGCGGGAACGGCCTGCACGAGAACCGTCAGCCCTACACGGTGGTCAGCTTCTGGCGTAGGACCGCATAATCAAGCCGTACGCCGCCAGAAATTCACGACGGTATAAGGTTGTCTGTTTTCGTGGCTCCCGTTGCCGCCGGTAGAAGCGATCGTGATTGTATGAGAGTGGTTACCTGCATAGCTCGTTGTTCCCGTTGAATCATGCCCCGTATTTGCGCCTTTCTTCCCGTTGTCCGGGCTTCCGTCAGCCGCAAGGTAGAATGTGTGAGCATGATTACCGTCCGTTGAGCAGGATGCGGAGTGACTGTGACTAGGCATTTCATCAGCAGTGAGCTGGTGCTTCACCTCGCCGCCCGTGGCACCATTTGTGTAGGTGTAGGTCACGTTGTTTTCCACGTAGGAACCAGCCCCCACCAGCACCCGGCCGGCGGCATACCGTTCCCACGTGGTCCCAGCCCACAACTGGTTTGGGTTCTGGCTCCCGGTCGTGGTAAAGAGTGCTCCGACAGGAAAGATGATGTCGATGATGTCCTTAATGGACCTCTGCTTGACTTGTTCCCAGGACCCGTCTGCACTGAGATAGTATCCCGTCTGCATGCCCTTTTTCGGGGCAGGCACAAAGCCCCGGGTGCCGTCTGACGTGCTGGTGCAGCCGACCACATCGGAGTGGGCGTTTTTGTCAGTCAAGTGGGCGTTGAAATCGGACCGGCTGACGTTGTCTTCTTCGTTGATGTAGACTGCAATGTTGGTGGCATTGGATACGGTAAAATAGGCTCCCATCTGCAAGTCGTCCATGGGCGTATCTTTGGACGGCAGCCAGTCTTCTTTTCCCTCATCTGCATAAAAATAACCGAAGAGCAAGTTCTCTCCGGCATAACCATTCCAGCCACTGTCCTGGTAGTTGTTGGATTCGACGTGAGCAATCACACCGACTTCTGACAGCTTGAAGCCCGTCGTGACGTTGCTGTTGCTGTACTTCCCCAGGATGCGATAGCGGGCTTCGCTCACATCAGCATTGGTAACCACTCCGATGTCAGAAATAGAAGCTTCGATGCGTTTACTGACCACAGCTTTCATGGCGGCCACTTTGCTGGCATCGGCAGGCCGGCTGTCGCCGATGTCCATCCTGTCGAAGACCAAAGGCTTCTGCATGGCACTGGCCAGGGCAATCAGCTTCATGCCGTCATTGGTGACGGTGATATTATGGAATTCTGCCATTGTCTCACTCCTTAATTCGGTTTAATCGTCCCGTCAGCGGCCACTGTAAAAACTCCATCCGTGGACCCTATAGGAGCATAGGGCGAAGGGCTGACGGTTGTGTAATCAGCATCAAAAACAGCGTTGGTCTTAACTCCGTCCGGCGTGGTCTGAATCTGTCCATCTCCGTTGACGTAGTCAATGGCCTTATCCAGCCGGAGCACGCTTTGGCCGGTCAGCTTGTCGCCTTTAAGGCGGCCCATTTCCATGATCGTCCGGGCCGGGCGAAGGACAGCCCCGATGTACTGGCTTCCGTTGACGTAGGTCTGGTAGATGTACCGCCACCCAATGTGAGCCGGCATGAACGTCCTGATGGCCTTATCCATCTCTTCGAATGACAGCACGCCACCATTCGGCAGATAGATGTCAACGCTGTACTGGTCGGGATGGTCCACCACACGGCTGGATTTATCGGATGTGAAGCTGTTGATGGTCCGTTCCAGAAACGCTTTGGTCACTGTCTGATTGCCGTTCATCTTGGCGATGATGGCGGACCTGCGTACCGTGTAGGACAGCTTTTCATCCGTGGGGATGCCCAGAAATTTCTCCCAGTCGGAGAGGCCCCAGGTGGCTTCTTCCACGTAAAACTGCTTCCATGCGTCGATGATGTCCATCCAGATGCGCTTATGTTCCTCGCTCTGGGTGTCCAGCCAGGATTTAAAGGTTGGGTCGTTGCATAAAAAAAGAGGCAGATACCGGCTGACGTCCGGGTCGCTGTCTCTGAGCAGTCTGAAGTTAGGCATTCAGCACCACCTCCACGACGGACGGGATTTGGTCAGTGTCCACGCCGATGTTCGCAGTCGCCCCGTTGATGGTGAGATTGTCGTAATCTTCCAGCTGGGTCGTGTCGCTGTTTTCGATGATCAGCTGACCCACCTTCGCATAGCTGACCTTTTTCTCTGTGTACTGCTTGCTGAGGAAATACTTGTTGAGGACCTTCTTGATGGCATCTGCATCTCCCCCGCCTTTGGTGGGAGTCAGAGCGATGGTCAGGCCCAGTACGGACGGAGCAATGACAGACACGTCAGCCCCGATGGGGTGCATGCTTTCCACCTTTTCCGTCACCCTGGCCAAAAGGTCTGGGCTGGCCGGTTGGCCGTTAGAGTCAGTCACCAGCAGCTTCACTGTACCATTGCCGTTCCAGAGAGGTACCACAGTGATATGCCCGACGCCTTCCACGCTGGTTCCCCATTCGATGTAGTCGTTTATATTGCCAGATGTAGCCGGTTGGCGCACCTTAAACAGCAGCCTTTCCCGGAGCTCATCGTCCGTTTCTTCGTCAAATCCATCGTATGTGGCTGCAGCATTGGTTACCCTGGTGATGCCGGGGATGCTCATGGGGATGATCGTAATGGCCCCGGCGGCCACGTTACCTTTGGTCCCATACTCCACAGCTTTCACGGGGACGTCTGCCGTAGTTGTGACCTTGACGGTCTCCGTGGCCGTGAATTCTGTGCCGTCCTGGGTCTGAAACAGTGCGCCCTGGGAGACAGTCCCCGTGCCGGTAACCGTGACGGTGCCGATGGCCTGGACAGCTGCCCGTCTGAAGACGCCATGTTCTTCAGCGATGTTTTCCAGGTAGTCGCCCCATGAGGTTTGAGCGAAGCCTGCCTGGTTCACCAGGGAGAGCTCTGCATAGGTTTTCTCAAATTCCACGCTGGTAGCGTTGATGATGTCACGTCCAAAGCTCCCCTCGATGGTGCTGTTGGGGTTCATCTCAGACAGGTCCGCCGCCATGCGTTTCTGGATTTCGTCCTTGCTTTGTGTTTCAAACAAGCTTATTCACCTCCTACCGTGATTGATGTACTTCCGTAAACGCTTGTCAGATTGACAGTCAGCGTCAGGCTTTCGCCATCTCTGACGGTTGTCTCGATGGCGTCCACGCTCTTGATATAGGGATTAACCAGGAGCCCATCCTTGATATATCTCTTAATCTCTGTGGCACTGATTTCGGAGTTGGACCGGGTGCCGATGAAGCGTTCCAGTTCCACGCCATAGTTACCTTCAGCGTTGTATTCGCCATGAAGATATGCCATGTAGCGGTATCTTTCCGTCTTCAGGGCTTTATAAATCCATACCTTCAAAGCCTCGTTCCCTGTGACGGTTTTCAGCCGTCCGTCATTATCGTGGATGAAAGTATCATGATTAAAATCCCACGCCAACTCCTGGAGTTCCGGCAGGTTTGCCGTGTAACTTTTGGCGGTCTGAGTGATAGGCCCAGCGATGAAAGGGTTCATTAAAATGCACCTCGATTCGGACGGACGATTTTGTCCAGGATGATATAGGTCTGACTTGTGCCATCTTCGGATTCGCATGGCATGATGGCAACCTTGTCGCCAGGCTTCAGGGTATCCGTTGTGATCCAGGATTCTGAGTAATAGTGATTGACCGGATGGGCATGGCTTGCATATTGAGCTTCACCAGATCCTCCTGATACGTTTTCTGTGATTGTTTTAATGTTCCCTTCTGCTAATCTCTTATATTGAGTCAGCAGGTATTCGCTTATATAACATTCGGCAGCTTCCAGGATGATGCTCTTGTATCTCACCTTGATGTTGGGCGGTGGTTCCAGGATGGTCCCGATCTGGATAACCGGGGACTGGTTGTTCTTCCCAACCCCGTTCATGATTCCAAGGAGTTCGCTGTATGGGTTTTTCTTCATGCTGTATCCTCCTTATATCCTGGACGTCTTGATGATCTGGGTAGGCGTCAGCCCGCCCATTTCGTTGTAGTTCGAACCATGTACCACTTCATTCTGGCTGCTGCTGTTTCCGATATATCCACCGGCCCCGTCATAGATGACAACATGCTCTTGATCTCCATAGACGATTACGTCACCCTTCTCAAGCTGGCTGGCATCAAAGTCGATTGTGTTGGAGCCTGCATCATTGGCCAGCGTGGTGACATTGACCACGCCATTATCGTATTCCTGGGCAAGGAATGGGCTGTAATAGCTTCCGACTTTCGTTGCTGCTTCCACACATCCTTCAGTTCCATTGTCCATGGTCGCCCCCAGCCAGGCAGCCTCGCCAGCGCTCAGGCTCTCATCGATGCTTCCATTGGTCACGCCTCCGGAGACGTTTCCCTCCGTTGTGATGGTCGGTTTGTTGTTCGGATCCAGATAACGCAGCGTCAGCTTCATCATGTGTCGGTTATTCTCGATGGTATGAGAATCAGATACGATCAAGAAGGTACCTTTCAGCTGCTCTTCCTGGATTTCAACCGCATATCCAGCAATGCACTGGATGTTGCCCAGGGCTTCGACCTCGCTATGCTCGCTTACGCTTTTCAGCAAGGCTTTGGCGCTGGACTGGGTGTCCTGCTTGTTGTCTACCTTGTAAACGCTCTGAATCGTGCCGTAGGCTTTTACGTCATTGGAGTTGGTCACGGCTCCGATCACATGTCCGTCCTTGTCAGTGATTTCGACTCTGTTTACCATGTCCTCAATGCTGGCACTGTGGCTGGCTGTAGTGAGGTTGGTCATATCAGTGATGGCATAGCCCTGGATAATCGTGTCAGCTCTGACGACGTTCAGCTTGTCCTGGGCATCCAGGTAGATGTGATAGCTTTTTCCGGATTTCTTTCGTCCCTGTTCCAGGGCTTTCTTAATGATTTCCGTGCCGGTCATTCCGTCGGCCACAAAGTCGACGGTGTATGTCAAATCATCAGCCACACGGCCCAGGGTCAAACCGGCCTTGCTGGCTACCGTGGAGAGAACGTCCTTCACAGGTGCTTTTGAGAATTTCAGTGTGTATTTGGACTTCGCCAGATAAATCAGTTTATCGTAGGCCACGAATTCCATCTCGTAGGAGCTGCTTTCCCGGCTCTGCATGAAGATTTTCCCGTGGAAAAGATCAAACTGCCCGCCTGCTGTAGGGTCGATACAGTAAAGCATAATCTCGTCCCCCAGGTTGATGGCTGGGTTCATCCAAGCATTATCTTTTGTTGTATAGGCGATTTTGAAATTCAGTTTCCGGCCTGCCTGTTCCAGGTCCCCGGACCACTCATAGGAAATGATCCAGGGCGTGAGGTCCACACCTGTGGTTACATCGAGGAGACTAAATGATTCGGTCATTGACCATCACCCCCGATGCGGCCACCTTGATCAGGTCGCCCGGCTTCACGCCGCCTTTTTTGCAGGCCCTCATGGCGGCTTCGATACAGCCCATGGGAGACGTCGTGCCAGATCTTACAGCACTGCCGATGGCTCTGCCGATATTCCCGGCCATATCCGTGCCGCTGGTTGCAGTCGTTCCGATGATGCCACCAGTGCCAACCATGGTGTCAGGGCGGGATTTAAGCCCTGTCAATCCGTTGATCTTGTCATTGGAGATGCCTGCAATGTACCGATATTCCCGGAATGAGATGCTGAAATAGATATCGTAGGTTCCATCCTTATATCCGTATTTCAGCGATTCAATGAGAAACGGAAGGTCGATGGGGCTATCTGGCACAGTCAGCTGGACAACCTGTCCGGTAGATCTCCAGTTCTCCAGCTGATAAACGTAATCTTCCGGGCTTTCCGGAGTAACATCCACGAAGCTGTCGTTCTGAGCTGGGAAAATTCCATCCAGGCTGATTTCGTGGAGCCCCGTCTTCCCCGGCATGTTGTAGTCGCCGTCATTGTTGATGGTCACCGTGCTGTTGTTCTGGGAGACGCTCGTTTCCACTGTTTCAGGCATGATCGGGAGCGTCATGGAGTCGCCGTTGGCGTTCAGAATCACGGAGTTCACATTGCCAGAAATGAGCCCGGCTATAAGACCGCTCCAAAATTCATTCGCCATTAGATCGCCCCCTCCATGCGGTTGATGCCGAACTGTTTCAGCTTAAAGACAAGCTTCTCCATGATTCGGTCGACGTCTGCGTCTTCCCGAACCACGATCTGATCAGCCAGTTTCGGGATAGTAATGCTCATGCCGCCTTTCCCGCTTCCTTCCTTTCGGCCTCTCGCATATTCCTGCTTCAGGCTTTCAGCGTGAGGGATGATCCGAGTTCCGGTGGGCAGGTCCATAATTTCAGGACCTTGCTCATGAATGAAAGTCGTTCCGCCAGGGAGCCCCATGGTACCGGTGGCGTGTCCACCTAAGCTGAAGCTCGGCAGATGAATGCCAGCCACAGCGCTCTTGATGCTTTCCACTTTGTCCAGGATCCAATCCAGCGCCCGGTGGGCGATCGCAGAGATCCCGTCAAAGGCCCCTTCGAAGATGGCCGTCATGGTGTTCCACCCGTTGGTCCACATCGGGATCAGCGTCCCCGTGATCCAGTCAATCAGGGCGCTCAGTTTGCTCATGACGTTGGACACAACACTGGTGACCACTGCATAGACCTGCGGGAAGTTCTCCTTGACATAGCTCACGATCTCATCCCAGTGGGTATAGACCACAATCAGAAGCATCACCAGGGCAGTCAGGGCAAAAAATACCGGGTTGGCCGCCACGGCAGCAGCGATACCACTCATGGCGGTTCTTACGATGCCAGCCATGCGCAGGAAGCCTCCGCCTACGATACGAAGGGCGCCGGGAATGACCTGGAAGCCTTTCCCGATGATGGAAGCAGCACTCCGGATGTTGCGGAACGTCCTGGGCAATCGGCTGATAAAGATGCTGAAACGTCCCACAGCGCTGATGGCTTTGCCGGTTGCCAGGGTGATTGCACCAAAGGCAGCCACAGCCTGGATGGCATGGACTGCAAAGGCTTTCTGACCATCACTAAGCCCGTTCCACCAGCCGGTGAAGGCTTTGACAGCTTGAGCGGTTGCCATGACAACAGGAGCGACAACGCCACGGAGATCCATGAGGGCGTTCTTCATCTGGTTCATTGCGATCTTGTTTTTCTCCGCCGGGGTCAGCATCTTGTTGAATGCCAGCTCTGTAGCGCCCATAGAGTTACCCATGGCCGCCTGTGCATCTTTCAGCTGCCCCAAATCTTTGGTTAGGACCTTGAAAGCATTGGCCGCTTCGACTCTGCCGAACAGGTGCTGGATGGCTGTCTGATCATCTCCGACTTTCGCTTTGACTTCTTCCAGGAATTTAATCCATCCGACTTGTCCCAGGTGTTCCGGTGTGAAGTCAATCCCCATGGCTGCGGCTGTTTTAACCGTTTGCTGACTCTGTTTGGACACAGCGCTCAAAATACCCTGGAAGCCGGTGAAAGCCTCGGACGTCTGTACGCCGTTTTTAGTCAAGATCGCCATGCTGGCGAACAAATCGTCTGTGCTGACTTTGGCCAGGCTGGCTGCCGTGGCCACGGAACCAATGCCCTGAGCCAGGTCGCCGAAGGTGGTTTTGCCCAGGTTCTGCGTCATTAGCATCTGATCCGTGATTTTCCCGGCGTTTTCAGCACTCAGGCCGTAGGAGTTGAGCACTGTCGTCAGTCCGTCAATAGCCGTCGTCGTGTCGGTGAAGCCAGCCTTTGCGGCAATGGCTGCTGTCCGAACGAAGTCGGTCACGTGGGCCGTGTCAACGGAAGCGGAAATTGCCTGATATTCAGCTTCAGCCAGTTCGGTCACGCTCATGCCGGTTTCATCGGAGATCTGGCGAATCCCATTGGACAGTTGCTGAAGGCTGACTACGTTTGTATCCACCAGCGTGCTGACTTTAGCCATGCCACGTTCGAAGTCGCTGTGGAGCTTCAACCCGGCAGCGGCGGCAGCCATAATGGGCGCCATGGCCGTTGAAACCGTCGCTCCGACAGAAGACATTGTTCCGCCGATGCTCTTCAAATTCCTGCCGAATCGGTTTGTCATCTTTTCCGACTCCGTCAGGCTATTGCTGACTTTCTTCAGCACAGGACTGAACTGATCATGGAGCCGGATGATGGCGTCAATGACTCGTGCCATGATCGTCCCCTCCCTTCTTCAAAGATTCGATTTCTGCGTTCCGTTCTGCGATTTCGTATGCTGCGAACGAAAAAAGGACCTGTTTCTCCCGGATTGGCATGCGCTCAACCCGGGCCGGGTCCATATTGTGAAACCGGAAGAGGAAGTACATGCGCTCAACTTCCCCGTCCGTCTCTATCAGTTTTTTACTATTTCATCCGTTTCGTCCTGGCTCGTGTATCCGTTGACCTTGCTGATTTCCTGGGAAATATCACTGATTTCGCCAGCCAGGAACAGCTTTTTTACAAGGTCATTAGGAGAGACCGCTCCGAATTTCTTTGTCAATCCCTTGTCTTTCATCGACGGATCCTTGATGCCTTCGACGCAGGTCCGAACAGACAGGGCATAGGTGTCGATGCTCTTCAGGCCGCCTTTTTTGTCCAGGTTTACAGCACTTTCCTGGATCTCGGAGTACAGTTCCGGGTCGATTGGTTGCAGTTCCAATTCAAAAGGAGCCCCCAGGGCTGCAGAGAGCCTGGGGATTTCCATCTTTTTAGTCGCCTTTTCTTCAATTTTCTTTGGGTCTGCATTAAGCAGCAGTGCGAGTACGCTCATGCTTTTTCTCCTTATTCTTCGTCAATCAGGTCAAGCAGGTCGAAATCCTCGAAAGTGAAGTTCTGATCTTCCTCGCCTACCTTGCCCAATTCCCAGTTGATCAGGTCGACGGCATCAAACATCACGCCGTACAGGGCAATCCGTTCAGCGCCCAGGGCATTGGGGTCGTCCAGCTTGCTGATCAGCGTGAATTTTACTTGCTTCCCTTCCTTGATTGCCGGGGCCAGCTTTTTAATCAGGTAGGAGCTGACTTTGTGCAGCTTGATGCTGCCTTTGGCTTCGTAGCCAGTGGTCTTGTATCCGTCAACCAGGTGACGGCTGCGCTTGATGGCCGTCTTCTGGGCGGTCAGGGTAGCTTTACAAGACATGACTTCGGCGATTTCATCGCCATCCAGCCAGAGCTGCCCATAGGAGCCATAAACGACTCGCTGAGTATCAACCTCGTGCATCTATATCCCTCCTTACTGAATCACGTTAGCTACTTCGATGTGTTCGATGGCATCCAGCATGGAGATAGTGGATTTAATGAACACATTTTCACCAATGTTTGCCTTCTTGATGGCCAGATCAGTCATGCTTTCCAGTTCGTCACGGGTGTATTTCCCGTTTGCTTCCAGCCAGTTTTTCGTGGCCTCGATGTCGATTTCCGCCAGGTTCTGTCCGACTTCCAGGAGCCCTTCTTTTTCCAGCTCGTGGAAATAGCCGTTGATGGCGGTCACCAGGAGGCAACGGTTGTCGTAGCTGTTGGCGTATTTTCCGATGTAGGAGTCGTGGCCGGTCTGCTTGATATCGTCGTGGATCATATCCATCAGATCAACCAGCTTGATTTTCTGATAACTGTTCAGCTTGCCCTGGACAGTAGTCACGTAGGAGTTGACGCCCTTGCAGATCTTGATTTTCTCACCGTCGTTAAAGAAGAACAGTTCTCCTTTTCCCACCTTTTCATCCCGTTCATCGCTTGTGTAGCTGTCGCAGGCGATCAGCTCAGGAGCCGGGGCGTAGGTGCAGGAGATGGTCATGGGCGTGCCGCAGATGATGCCCGCTACTCTGGAACAGTACTGGGCAGCAGTATAGGTCTTACTCTTCGTCTGAAGGCTAGTATTGGTGAAGTTCACCACGCCTTCGAAGTCAGCATCTTCATTGGGCAGGACGGCCTTCACGGCCTTGTCCTTGACGGTGCGCATGGATTTAATCCAGGATGCCACGGTTTCAGCATTTTCAGCGGAAATTCCAGGAATTACCAGCCAGTCGAAGCGGACATTTTCCAGGCTTTTCAGAATGTCGGTGTAAGTGGTGTCTTCAACAGTATATACAAGGATTTTTCTGGGGCTGGTCTGGTATCCTTTGAGCGCCAGCTGGATCTGTTCCACGTTGTCGGCGGACAGCCCGGATTCCGGGATATCGTCGACAGAGTAGATAGTCAACGGATCCAGCGGTTGGGTTTCGGTCAGAATCATGGCCAGGATGCCACGCTGACTGCGCTGGATGGCCGTGATGCCCCTCTCTTTAAACGTCACGATGACGCTAGGTGCTTTTTGAGCCATTTTCTCACTCCTTTAAAAGTTCAATGTCTTGTTCGATATTTCCGATGGTCGGTGGATCTTCTTCTTTGCCAGCGATGACGTCGTAGAAGGAAAAACTGAGAGTCGCAGAGAGGATATCTGCGTCTTTTCCGTTTGTTTCAGTCGAAATCCCATCGAAGTTGAAGACCCTGTCGCCAACCTGGAGACCGAATGTGAAGAGCTCCCGGAGCCGCTTCCGAACCTTGTACAGCTCGATAGCAGAGTTCCGGTTCTTCTGGGAAAAGTAATCAATGTGTAGAGTGCAGGACCTTTTCAAGCTCCTGCTGTACACCATTTGAGGGCTGTCAAGCTCGAAAAAACGAAGGAAGAAGCACGGCAGCCGGAAGGACCTCTGGACATCGTCCAGGTTCACGTCCACGTCCGGCCACGCCGCCTTCAGCTGAGCTCTGACGGCCTTCAGGATATCTGTGTCGTCAATCATGAGCAATCTTCCTTTTAATTTCTGCTATGAATCTGTCCATCTCCTTGCCGACTTCATCCGATGCATTGAAAGCGTCACATGCCTTTTCAAAAAAGTGCCGCCCCTGGACGAAGCCGATGGTTTTTCCCTTCCGGGTTACCAGCTTGTGTCCCCGTTCCACCAGGTGATAGTGGGGCGATGTGTTCCGTAGCTGATATTCCAGGCTGTCAACAGTCATGCCCTCGATTTCCGATTTCCAGGACTTACTAAGCTTTCGCTTGTGATCGGTCCCAGAATCCGGGGTTTTCTCGATGGCTTTCTTTTTTAGCACATCACCGGTCTTTTTGAGGTGCTTTTCAACCTCTTTCGGGTAATGCTGAGCGGCTTCCAGGATATCGGTGTTTAGTTCTTCCATGCCCTTGATCGCAAAATCAGCCATAGCATCACGGCTCCCATCCATCCTGGACAGATTCCGGAGGATCACCACGAAGCCGTTCCACGCACATCAGCTCCAGGGATTCATGCTGCATGTCCGGGTCAGAAATGTAGGTCACCAGGTAGTGATGGTCTTTATATCGAACCCAACAGCCGTCCGTGATTCCCTTGCGATAGCGGATCACGATCTTGACAGTGGCGTCGTTCCGGTCGGTCCCATCCTCCTTGTACTGAAGGCCCCGGACAGGAGCGATCCAGGCAGAAACGTTGGAATACAGCACTCTATCTGTCTGAATGTCAAGGTCGGTCCCTGCCGTTACCGTTGGCCGATAGATGGTCACCTTTCTATTCAGTAGCCCAGGATTGCAGATCATTCCGTCCTCACCGCCTTTTCAGGGTATGCATCAGACATCTCAATCAAACGCAGCATGCTCGTAATGCTGTGGTTGTATTCCTGGACGTTGGATTTTGACACCAGTGCCCGGTCAGAGTACCAGTGCGCCACCAGGAGCTTAGCACAGGTCAGCATCAGAGGAGTGTCTGCGCTTTCCGTCCATTCCTTCCCCGTGCTGTTCACAATGTATTCTTTTGCAGAAGCCATCAGGGATTGGATGAGAGAGTCATCGTCCGTCAGATCAGAGTCGACATGGAGATAGTTTTTGAAATCTTTGAGTTCCATTCTCTTCCCTCCTCAAAAGAGGCGGGAGAGGGTTAGGCCCCCGCCTTGTTGATCAGCACCAGGCCGTTGGCGTCAACAACTTTGCCGTCATACAGGCCAATGCTCTGATAAATGCGGTTTCTGGTGGCGTTGTCGACGTAGGACACAAGGTCCATGGCATAAGCTACGTTCAGGATGTATTTGCTCATGTCAAAGGCAAAGGCAACAGTGTTCCCGGCTTCGGCGGTGTCCAGGGACGGCAGGAAGTCGGTGAAGACAACCGGCTTGCCCAGGATCCGTGCAGCAGGAGCGCCGTCGATACCGTAGTTGACGTGGGCGATGGGCTGGCCAGCGGTATCGGTGATCCCGGCAAAATCCAGGAAGGTGGATTCATTCATCACCAGCACAGAGCCGCTCTTGTATGCGGAAGGAATGGACTTCAGAATGCTGATCAGGAATTTGTAATCCGGAGCTTTGGTGGTCAATTTCGCAGCAGGAGTAGCTTTGATGATGCCGGTGGGCTTGCCAGTGCCGTCGCCGGAAATGATGGCTTCTTCTAGAGCCAGAGTCATCGCCTTAGATACGTCCTGGACCAGGGCCTGCTCGAAAATGGCCATGCTCTTGATTTGAGCCTGGAATGTCAGGCCGACAGCTGCAGCCAGCTGGTACCCAGCGAATGCCACGGAAGTGGTCTTTTTCCCGTCAGCGGCAATGGTTGCCCCTTCGTCTACCCATTTAGCGGTGGCTTCCAGAGTGGAGGTGGGAACGGTCATACCGGCAGGATAGTTCAGGTGACGAACCAGGGGAAGGATGTTCCCGTATTTCATCATCTTTTCGACGATTTCATTCAGCACGGGAACGGGAATCACAGCTCCGTTGTTTGCGGTAGTCGCAACAGCCCGGAACATGGGGTCCATCTTTCCTTCTAGTACATAGTCCATAAATGCCTGGCGATATTCAGGCGTGCTGGCGAAGGTTTTCGCATTCACAACAGGTGCCTTTTTCGGAGCACCTACATCAGCCAGGATGTTCCCGGCATAAGCACCGTTGTCCATCTGACTTGCGATGCTGTTTCTCAGCATTTCTGCATGCTGATCTTCCTGGGCCTTCTTCAGCTCAGCGTTCAGGCCTTCCATTTCCTTCTGGATGTTCTTCAGCTGTTCGACGGTTGCAGTCTTGGAGCGTTCCAGCAGTTCAGTTTTTTTCTGGATGATTTCAGTGATAGTCATTAAGCATTCCCTCTTTCTTTTTCAGGCATTAAAAAAGCGCTGCGATCTGGATCCGCATGCGCTCTTCAATCAGATTTTGTTCAGTTTTTCTAGCTTCTTCGAAGCTTCGCTGGACGGCCGCTAGGGAGGTCGCCTCATAGGCAGGAAAGTCAACGGCAGAGACGTCAAAAAGGTTCCGCATGGTCTTGATGTGCCGCATGTGGTTGTCCAGATCATAGTCCACATCCTGGGAATATCCCCCGAAGCTCATTTTGTTGACGTCGCCTCTTTTGATCAGGGCATACAGGTCCTTCCCGGCAGTTGTAGGTGCCAGTTTTGCCCGGATTTTCAAGCCGTTCTGGTCCGGAGTCACCTGCAGCGTGCCGTTTGTGGTCCTTGCCAGGACCATGCCTTCCGGGCTGTGGTTGTACCTCAGCACCACGTTGGACAGATCTGCTGCGGAGAACGCTCCTCTTTCAATGACCTCTTTGTACTGGGTGCCGTCTTCATCGGTCCATAGGACTGTAGGAGAGTCGTAGACAGCAGCATAGCCTTCAATGACCATGTCTTCGTCAGATGGTTTGACATCAATCTGCCGGATCATCAGTTGGTCCTTGTTCATCCTTCTCACCTCCCTTCTGGGACTGGCTCATCTGATACTGGCTCACGATATCCGTGTTGGCCACGTTCAGCGTCTGGACACGGTCGTCGCCGTCAGCGATGGGCGGCAGGTTCATGATTTCCAGGCTCTGGTTTGTTGTCAGAATGCCCAGAGGACGAAGCTGCCGGATCAGTTCCACTTTGGTATCCGTGCTGGCGTAGGTCAGCCGGTTGGCGTCGAACACGATTTCATTCCCAGCGGCAATCTCATCCGGAGTGAAAAGCTTCCGTGTGAATTCCTGACTCATCTGAATGGAGAACGGTTCAATTACGGATTCGAAGAATGCACTCCAGGACGTTTCATCGTAGATTCCCTCAGCGATGGGCTTGGACACGCCAAAGTAGCGATATATGTTGTCCCGAACGAATTCCAGCTGGGCCGTATCGGCTGCCTTTGGTTCACTGTCCACAGGCGTAAATTCCATGGTTCCGTCAGTGACCACCATGCCGCCCTGGGCAGGGTCCTTCAGATTTTCGTTGAGCATCTTTGCCTTGCTTTTCCACGCTTCAGTTCCCGCCTGCCCGGCGATTTTAGCGATGCCACGGATCCGCCCGGAATTTTCCACCACATTTTCAAAGCTCTGTCCCAGTTTAGTCAGCAGGGCCATATGATTCGCCAGGTTATCGTCGGTGTCAGCGAAAAATTCCCCCTGCTGGAACATGCTCCGGAGATGGATCAGATCCGTGTATGGAATGGTCCTGGTGGAATGAGTCCCGCCATAGCGGAACATTATGTAGAGGTTCCCACGATCGTCTTCCCGGGCTTCACAGCTCTGGTATTCCATAGGCCACAGGCTGATGACATTCCGCTGCCGATCCCTCTTGATGTAGGCGAAGGCGTTTTTGTTTGCCACAGCCTTTGTGGCTAGGTTATACAAGAAGCTGTAAGCATTCATGTACGGGTTCGGAGAAATGGCCAGCAGCGTTTGAAGCTGGCTGTTGTTAGCCGGCTGCTTCTTTCCCTTTTTCATCACTACATAGTTCGGGTGCAGCTTCGCCACATGAGTAGCCACCCGGTCGATGCAGGTCTTGATCAGGATGTCCTTGCTATAGTCTTCCATTGGGACGAAGAAGTTACTCCATCCGTTGATCATCTGGAATGTAGTGGTCTTTGGCTCTTTTGTCCCACCGAATACAGCGTCGAAGGCGCTTCTCAGGATTCCTTTCATAATTTCACCTCCTTCCTAGATTTCATCTTTGTGGTCAAGATAAACACAAAACGCATCCAGAAGGCTACTGTAGCCGTCGATGCGTTTCCTCAAATTTCTGTTTTTATATGGCTTTACATTGCCCTGTGTGTCTGTGACTGCCTCTGTATTGAGCAAGCACCACAAGAGCACTGGGTTGTAGTTGTACACGATTTTCCGCTTCTTGAACCATGCCTTCGAAAGGTACATCTGCGAAGACAATCCCTTGAAATTCTGCTGGACTTTCTCCGTCAAGTCCTTCCCGAAGTTTTCTTCCAGGTCTTTGGTCAAGTACTGGGCGTTGTAGGCATCGTAGCCTATTTTGTAGGCGTATACATTGTGCTCTGCCTGAAGTTCCTGGAACCAGTTGACGACTTCTTTTTGGTCAATCACATTTCCTGGGCAGGTTCTCACCCATCCGTTGCGGATCCAAACATCATATGGCACTTTGTCCTTTTCAATATGTTCCTGAAGAGTATCTTCTGGGATCCAGTACATCTGATGCACCATCAGCTTTGGTTCATCCGTATCCGGATCATTTACGGGAAAGGCAGCGGTCGCACATGTGAGGTCAGTGGTCTCAGACAAGTCGACGCCGCCGAAGAAATACATACCTGAGAGATCATCCAGCTTGAAAGTCTCTTTGTTTTCAACGTCTTCCAGGTTGAAGAAGGTATCCCGGGCGTTTTCTCTGAAGTTGAACTGCTTCACCAGCAGGTCACGCATGGTCTTTTCATCCAGGGTGGCCCGGTTGAATTCCCGCTCCAGCTGCTCCGGATTCTTGCTGACGCCCAGGTTCGGGTTTGCTTTGATCCAGTTTGACGGATCCACGACTTCTTCCTTGGAATCCAGTTCGTAGATGATCGGGAGGGTTGACTCATCGACATATCTGCCGGTGCTGTAGCCGTCTATGATGCTCATGTATTCACTGTATTTGGTGTCGAAAAGGCTGTCTTGCTCGTAGTAGCCGCCGGTTGACATGATCACGGTTAATGGCTGGCTCCGTGCGTAGGTGCCGCCCTTCAAAACGTCGTACATGTTCCGGTCCTTGATGGCATGAAGTTCATCGAGGAACATTCCGGAGACGTTCAACCCATCCAGGGAGCCGGAGTTCTTTGACAGCGGGACGAATTTTCCGCCGTTTTCCTTGCATTCAATCAGATTCACCTTTGGCCGGAGGTATTTTTTTAAACTGGTGTCATGGTTGATCATCGAGATGGCGTATTCCCAGACAACCTTTGCCTGGGATCTGTCAGTCGCTGCTGTATAGATTTCCGGCCCATCTTCTCCGTCAGCCAGTAAAAGATAAAGAGCCATCGCAGCACCCAGGATTGATTTGGCATTTTTCCGTCCGATAAAAAGAAAAACCTCTCGGTATTGCCGGAGGTTCTGGTCATCGACGAAGCCGAACGTCGCTTCCACCAGGGCTTTTTGCCAAAGTTCTAATTTAAATCGAGGGGTTCCCCGCATCTTTGGAATGCAGCAGAAAGTCTCGATGAATGTCACCGCTCTGTCAGCTTCCTTCTGATCAAAATGGTATTTTCCAGGATGCTGGATATTCTTCGTTAGGTGCTGATAGACTGCTTTCAGCTTTTTACAGGCCTTGATCTTTCCTGATTGGAGCACATCATTGTATTCCTTAATTGCGGACGTCATTATTCAGGAAAGCTTTCAGCTCATCTGCTCCTTCCTGGTTCGGAGCAATGTCTTCCAGTTTCTTCAGCGTGGCCAGGAGGCCATCCATGGACAGTTTGTATGCTTTGAGTGATGCCGATGCCATCGTGCCGGATTGATTCCGTCCGTTCTTGTAGGTATCGACATACCCTTCTTTCTGGATGATGTGCTCCAGCTCATCCAGAGATGCCAGGAAAAACGCTGCTCTTTTGATGAGGAGCATCGCTTCCGCTTGTCTGGGGGATCCGTTGAAGATTTTCTTCAGCTGGTTAATATATCGTGTTTGGGCTCCTCGCCTTGTTTTCTCGTCCGCCATCCATTTCGCCTCCTTTCACGTTGATTACACCCCCTCCGGAAACTGCCTGTATCGCACGCAAGAGTGGGGCGCGGGTCGTTTTGCCCCGCCGAAAAAGCTACCCGGGGGGGGTGGGTCAGCGCCGCCACTCCTTTTCCCGAACAGCCACCACATGCCCCTCGCTGTCGTAGCTGTAGCTTCTGCTGCTGGCTCCCTGCTCGAAGCGATGGTGCAGCTTGTTGTGGCAGTCGTTGCAAAGCAGCATCAGGGTCCTCGGGTTGAGGCTGATGCTCGGGTTGTTGATGTTTTCCGGAGTCAGCTCAATGATGTGGTGCACCTGATGTGCTCCAGGTCTTCCGCATTTATCGCAGATAAAATGTTTCTTTTCTCGAATCAGCCTGGCTAAATCCTTCCACGCTTTTGAATCATAAAACCGTTTTGCAAAATCTCTTGCCATTTTCTTTTCCCAAAAAATCCTTTCTAAAAAATCCCTCCACGAAAAAAGCCCTCGCATTTGCGGGGGCCGTTTCCGGTACGTTGCTTAAATCTTTAGAAAGGAGGTGAACATCATGCGAAGCAGGGACGAGGGTCGTTTTGTCTCTCACTTCTTACAGCTTACATGATATCACGAGAGACTCCTACGATTCACTACGCACTTTTTCTCTCTCATCAAAAATCCTATCAAAGACATTGAGTCCTTTTTTGTGGAGCAGATAAGTCTGGCTCTCTTCATAGCCAATTCGCCGCCCTGGATGTTGTCTCCACCGTTGCCAAAGCAGTCATCAAATCTTCCCTATCTTCTTACCTTCAGCTTCAATGATTTCCAGGATGAGAGTTTGCAGTTTCTCGTATTGTTTCCTCAGTTCATCATCAACCAATGGATATCTGGCTATAGCTTCACTCATATCCAGCAGGATGCCAATCCGTTTTCCGGAGCATTTGGCTGTCAGCCATTGCTCTGCTTTCACTTTGTCCATCATGTCCATCTCTCCCGTCAAGGAAATAAAAAAGACGCCCTGACGGACGTCTTCAATAAGCATATGAAGAAGGGGCCCATGCCAGGCCCCTTTCCTCCTAGGTTGTGGATCTCAGGAGGCATTGAGTAGGAAGTGCAGGAGCTCGGCAGATTTCAAGTCTGCTGCCCCCCAAACTTTCACACTACTATTGTACCATGTTAAAAGCGGCATTTCTGTCGATTTCTGTCGAAATGTGTGCCTAGAGAATTTCACCCTGTTCCTCGCTGGTATCCAGCTCCAGTACTCCCTGGATAGGAGAAGCCTCTGCCCCGTAAACAATTCCCGTTAGGATGTCCAGGGCCCTGCTGTACTGTCGCCGACAGTAGCTGGTGTCCTCTTCTCCCAGCCGGTTGGCGATCTGTACCCAGGTCAGCCGGCGGGTCTTGTATCCGCTCTTCCATCGAAGAATCCTGGCATAGTCTCCCGGCATCCGTTGGAGGCCTTTGTCCACCCGTTCCATCAGCAGCTTTTGGTCATAGAACTTTTTCTTTTTGGCTTCCAGCCGGGTTTCCAGTTCTTCCTGGCGCAGGCAGAAGGATTCTTCCGGGCTGGCCTTGGAACCCCCGCCATTTTCGCTGTCAGGGCCATATCTGGTTGTTTTCGGTCCCGGGATAGTATGGAGTGCAGCCGTATCCTGGATGATTTCTTCCTTGAGGATCTCCAGATTGGCTTGCAGTTCATAGCTGCATTCCAGGGCATATTTGATTCTCTTTCGATATTTCTCCTGCACCATCCTGGGGATGCACCTCCTATTTTTTGTCTTCTTTGCCGTACAGATATTCTCGCAGCATCTTGATACACTGGATGGCTTTGTCCAAATCCTGCTTCCCGTTTTTACGGGGATAGCGGTACAGGTATTTGACCGCGCATCCCAGTAGGTAAGCCTCCACACCGGTGGCCGTAGACGTCATGATTTTCACCACTTCGATGGCTTCCACTCCACGAAAGGTATAGTGATCCGGGTGCTTGATCATATCCCCTTCCCGTTTTTTCGGGGGGTCGGTATATTCTTCCCGTAACATTTTAATGCACTCAATCGCCAGGTCCAGGTCATGTGTTCTGTTCCTTCGAGGATAGCGGTAGAGCAATTTTATGATGGCTCTCATCAGATAGCCATCTTTACTTTCGGCTTCCCCGTCCATGATTCGGACAGCCTCGATGGCTTCCCTGCCCCTGAAAGTGTATTGGTCCGGGTGCCGGATTAAATCTCCCATAGGCTTTTTCATCTTGAGATGGTAGGGACATTTGGCCGCAGCCTTCTGGATGGTGTCCCGATAAATCCGACAGCGATAGAGGACGCAGAGCCTCTTGCCGTCCCAGAAGAAATCTTCAAGGTCACAGTAGTCACATTTCACACAGCGTTCCTGTTCAGTGTTCATCGAATATGATTCCTCCTCATAAAATCCCGCATGCACCGGTAGGTGCAGAATCTTTTTACCTGGCGCATGTAGTAAATCCTCCAGGGCCATTTGCCTGTAGTACCTTCGAAGTAGGTCAATTGGCAGTTGGCACACTGGTGGAAAGTACCCACATAGCTCAGCTTGTAAGGGTTTTCACTCATAAGCAGCTCAACTCCCTTGAGATGACATTCTCCTCATTTTTCAACCTTTCCCGCAGCTTGCTGATCCGGTCCAGTGCCTGGATTAGCACGTCATGTTCCTGGCTCCTGGTGGCCGTTGGATTAATTTTCATGGACAGATAGGCAAACTCTGCTTCCGCAGTCCCCAATGCATTGCTAATGTTTTGAAGATTGACTTTGAGTTCCAGAAGGGTATCATTCATTTATTTTCCTCCTTTGCAAATTCAGCCATAACCTTTGCAATATGGTCAGTCACCCTCTTAAGCCGGACGTCCCCGAACCCGAATTCCGCCCTCAGGGCATCCCGGCAATCACTGATGCCCAGGTTATAGATCTGGCTGCTATACTCAAGCAGCCAGAGGCGGAACGCTGGCAGGCTCATAGCCTTGATACGCTTCAGCTCCTGACGGCTCACGCCGGGGATCCTGATTCCCTGTTCCATTATGACAGCGCCTCCTTCATTTTCCGCCAAACAAAAGGAAAAGGACCAGAAAGTCCATAATGATAAACCATAGGACCAGCAGCGCAACGGCTGCTGCAGCTATTATGGGCATCCATTTCCAGCATTGATTCATGGCTTCCCTCCCGCTTCCCATTCCCGGTAGAGCCGGAACCAGTCATCGGCTCCCATAGTCACCTTCCAGCTGGTCCCGTTTTTCCGGTGGAACACAGCCGGGATGTTTCCAGTAGTCTTCCCTGCGTCTCTGGAAGCCTGGGCCAGAGCATCGTCAATGTTGAGGTGCTCCACACGCTTGACCTCGATGTGGATGCCGGGCAGGCCTACCACGTCAGCCGTGCCGTCAGGGGTGTTTCCACAGAACTGGGCCGAGCGACGGGCCTCATAGCCTTCCGCCTTGCAGAGCCTAGCGACTTCAAGCTCTCCCTTTTTGCCCTTTCTATTCCCATTTATCATTGCTGCACCTTCATTTCCTAGTTTTTAACTTCTGTTTTAACTTTTAAACTTTTGAAATTCAATTCAGAACCACTGTCCATATGTCTGAAGAAGTAGGGAGAGGGGAAATGTGTGTGGGAAACGTAGTCCCACACATTTACCCCCTACTTCCTGACATATGCAGTAGGGAAATAAGGAAATACTATATATATAACTGTGTTTCCCTTCCCGATTCTTTACTAAGGTAAATTAATAAATCATACTTCTGTGTTCTTTCTTCTTTCTACCACCCCATTTTTGATTAAGAATCCTCCGTTATTTTCTATATATTTCCTTGTAGTCTTCTCTGTCTTAGAAAAATACCTTGCCATATCCGACAGTTTCGCTTTGCCAGCCTCATTGGCATATGCTTCGAAAGCGATTTCCACACTGTCAACATTCTTGGCGGCTTCTTCCTTCTTCGCCTTGTTCGACTGTTCCCTACCCTTGTGATAGACATCAGCCAGGCTGCCCTCTTCCATGGCGTCCTTGAGCATGCCCGCGTCATCAGCCACATGGACGGGATAGCGAAAGAAAACATTGACTGGAGGAAAGGACGGAAACTCTCTTAGCGTCCCTGAGATGCGCCAAGCCGTCGCAATATCGTCCGGGTCCTGGTCCTTCACCTTGAGCTGGATCATGTCCAGCATGGCGTCCGGATCACGGGCGAAAACGCCGGACCCGCTGGCGCGGTCCATGGACTTCTTGAGCCCTTGACCGCCCTTGCTGTGATGGTGGCAGTAAATGACAGCACAGCCGAGTTCCGTGCAAATTTTGTCAAATTGGTTGCAAAAATGGGCCATCTGGTCAGCGCTGTTTTCGTCCCCTGTAATGACTTTATAAATGGGGTCAATGATGATGGCTATGTAATCCGATTCCTGCGCCCTGGCAATGATTTTGGGCGCTAGCTTGTCCATCGGGACACTTTTCCCGCGCAGGTTCCAAATTTCAACGTTATAATCAGCCTCGTGACCAATGCCAAGGGCCTTCCCCACAACGTCAAAGCGGTCAAAGCAGGATGGCTCATCAATCTCAAGGTTGACGTAGAGGACCTTTCCTTTTTCACAAGGAAAATGTCCCAGCCACGTCGTACCCGATGCGATGGCCATGGCTAGCTCGATGAGGGCAAAGCTCTTTCCGGCCTTTGAAGGTCCTGCAATGAGCATCTTGTGTCCCTGCCTCAAAACCCCGTGGATGAGTTCGTCTGCTTTGGGTGGAAGCCCCTTGTCTTTTGCCTCTCCAAGATTCTTGATGAAGGGCATGTCGTCATTGGTATTCTCGATCCATTCCCGCCACTCGTCCCAGGATTCCTTTCCAAGGTTTGTGCCAATAAGGAACTGTTTCTTGCCGCCTCGTTTGACGCCAGGAAGCCGGGAAAGCCTAGATGGATTCTTATTGGCCGTGTCGATGGTAAGGCCGTTCTTTTCGCAGATTTTGTACAGAAAATCAATACGCTGCCGATATTCTTCCGCATTAGCTGCATCGACCTTCACAATGGCATGAATGCTTTTTGCGCCGCTGTAGGTCAGGGTTGCCACCGGCAGCTGCAGTTTTCTGATAGCCTCGTTCTGCTTAGCCAGGGAAAGGTCGTCGCATTCGACCAGGGCGTATTTAAAGGCGGTCACATTTTCGTTTTTGACGCCGTGTCCATCCAGGGCATTGATGCGGATCCACATCCCCGCCTGCGGGTTATAATCTCCAAAGACAGCGCCAATGTCGCCGTTGCACTTTTCAAGCTGCGTGATGAGCGTGCCGCTTGTCCTGCTCGTATAACCACTATTGGCGGGAATGAATTTGTCCGTGTCATCCTTACGCATACTTTCGTTGACGTAGCCGACATGGTCTGAAGCATCGAAGAGTGTACGGAGAAAGGTGATGATTTCCTGTACCGGTTTCCAGTCCCCCTGTGGCTCCCTAAATGCCTCACCTTCAAGGAGTTTCGGATTGATGATGATCCCGCTTGATGGATCTTGACGAATTTCATCATCCCACGAAAGGGCGCGCCCTGCTTCCCGCTCCTTTGGCTTCCATCCTCTCTCCTTTGCCATCATGGTGATGGTGGCTCCCGTTACGGGATTGGGAGAGCCGCGAAAGCCCTCCCATTTCTTGCTGCATTCACCGGAGTGGTAACGGACACTGTCAAGGGCGCTCCAGTTGTCCCACGCACTAAGAGGATAGCCTTCTTTCTGGAGGGCCATCCCTACCTGCAGCCATTCCTGGTAAGAGCAGGAAGTTGGATCAATAAAATTGAGCACGCCTAAAAGGTCAAATTGCTTCATGATTCATTCCTTCTTGAGGATTGTAGGCAGCGGGGATGATGCCAGACGGGATGCGCCAATCATTTTCCGCGATACGGCCAATCATGCTGCTTGCCGCGGAAAAGCTCCAAGTCCCAACATGAGAAAAGCCTTTGCGTTCCAGAAAACGGATCTGCTTTGGCGTTGAAAGGCCATTCTGTTGGCGCATCTTGAGCCGTTCAATAAGCTGCGTTGCAAGGCCTGCATTTTCTACCGTGTCCGGTGCGATTCCGTGGGCTTCAAGGTATTGCAGCTGCTTTTGCGTCGCAGGGCCCTTTTCCCACATGAATGTCGGTTCGTATCCAGCAAGATCCCCTGCTTCGATGGAAAAGAAATATTGAATTGGGTCCACCAGCTTACGTTTGCGTTCACGCATGGCCTTGAGCTCCTTGGCTAGACTAGCTTCCCGCTCAGCTACAGCATCCCTTTCTGCTTCATCTGCAGCTTCTTCAATATCAAGGGCCATCCCAGCGCTGTCTTCAAGGCGCTTTGTCATCTTTTCTGCAACCTTTTCGTCCTTGCAAACGAGAGATGCTGGCCTGCAGAGGTTATGACGCTCAGTAAGCCATAAAAAATCCAAGAGGAGTAAATCCTTTTTCCCTGGCGCAAGTCTGCTCCCCCGCCCCACCATTTGCTGGTAAAGGCTGCGTATCTTTGTTGGACGAAGGACGACAACACAATCCACTGCGGGACAGTCCCATCCTTCCGTGAGGAGCATGGCGTTGCAGAGCACGTTGTATTCCCCGCGTTCATAGGCATCAAGGACTTCGGCACGGTCTGCACTGTTTCCATTGACTTCTGCCGCCTTAAATCCATGGCGGTTCAGGATATCCCGGAAAGCCTTGCTCGTTGCCACAAGCGGCAGGAAAACAACGGTCTTCCGATTCTTGCAATATTGCTCCATTTCGGTGGCAATGGCTTCAAGATATGGTGACAGGGCATCCCCCAAATCACCTGCTGCGTAGTCCCCGTTTGCCATCTTGACGCCCCCAAGATCGATATTGAGTGGCACTGTAAGGGCCTTGATAGGTGACAGATATCCTTCCTTGATGGCTTGCGGGAGGGAATATTCATAAGCGATGTTGTCAAAATACTCGCCCAGGCACGCCACATTTTGCCTCTCAGGCGTTGCCGTGACGCCTAGGACTTCCGCATTAGGGAAGTGATTTAAAACCGTCTGGTAGCCATTTGCAAGGGCGTGGTGGGCTTCGTCTACAATGATGGTCTGGAAGGTATCAGCGGGAAAGCGGTTTAAGCGTTTTTCCCGCTGCATGGTCTGGACGCTGCCGACAGTGATCCGAAAAAAGCTATCCAGTGAAGTTCCGCTTGCCTTTTCTTTGCTTGTCATAAGGCCCGTTGCTTTTAGGATCTTATCCTGGGCTTGAGTCAATAGCTCATCCCGGTGGGCAAGGATGAGGACCTTTTTGCCACGGGCCACGGCTCGTTTGGCCACGTTTGCAAAAACGATGGTCTTGCCGCATCCCGTAGGAAGAACAAGGAGCGTGCGCCTGTGTCCACGCTCCCAGTCTTGTTCAATGGCCTCAATCGCTTGCTGCTGATATGGCCGGAGTTCCACTTAGAAGGCCCCTGGTGTGAAGCTTGCCCCGTTCACAGGCTTTGGAGCAGGCATATGTGGGTCCCGTTTAGGGGCTTTGTCAGGTTCGATGAAGTAGGCCACGTTGTTGTAGGTCTTGTCGTTAAATTCGCGCGGAGCCATGTGGCACCAGCCTTCAAGGCCTTGGAGGTTCCAGCGCATATGGAGTGGTTCATGTTTCTTCTTGACGCCAATGGCAAGGAAGAAGGTGGCAAGCTTCCATTCCTGGCTGCTGTGAAGGAAGAGATTTGTGGTCACTTCCACTGGCTCCGTCGCTGCGGGATCATTCGGGATGACCATCAAATGAATGATGGCCTTCGGACATGGTGGAATCTTGCTGTTCGGATTTTTTGGCTCATACATAGAGCGTTCCACTTCTTTGATAACGAAGGGGTAATCCCCTTCTTCAAGGAGGGTGTAACTTTTGTTCCCGCCTTCAGCGGTGATTTCGTCTTCCCAACCAAATACCTTATCTTCAACCACGGTTCCCATATTTTCAAAACTCATTTTCATTTCCTCCTAAATTTTATTAGCAACAATAAACGATTTAAGCTGCGGCCAGGCACCAAGGATGACGCCTTTCAAAAATTCGATGTCATAGTCCATGATACTGGTTTCTTCCGGGTAGTAGCCCCGCGCAGCAACGGCGCGGCGAACATCTGTTTCTGTCATGCCTTCCGTTTTTAAAAGGTCAAATACCTGCTTGATGACAGCTTGCTTTGGATCTGCTGCAGCAACTTGAGCAGCTGTTGCAATGACTTCTGACTGTGGGGCGGGTCCAGATGCTTCGGCAGGATTGTCCTGGACATCCCAGAATGCCTCTTCTTCAGGTGAAGGATCTGGCGGCAATGGAACACTGCCCTGAGGTGAATCAATGACCACAGGCGGCTCTCCAAGGTCAGGGATATAAGGCGCAATGCTTGCATATTCGAAGGGCACTTCTGGGGGCAAGCACCAGCGATTCTTGGCGTCCCATGTGCTTGCATGCTGGGTGTACATGACCCGCTTTCCGCCGACCCCTTTCTTCTTGTTGGTCGTCTGGTCCGTCATGATGATGGTCTTATAGTTCGCAAAAAGCAGGGCATCGGCCCATTCCTTCACGATGGCTGCCGTCTTGTTTGTGGTCTTGCTGTTGAGTTTCAGTTCCCACCGATCATAGGCTCCCATCTCATCCGGCTGCTCAAACTTCCGGATCTGGGCATGAGCGTTAAGGACAACGTTGATGCCTGCCTTTGTTACGCCATTCAGGGCCTCCAGGAAGCGGGCAAAGGCTTCCATGAGCTTTGTATAGCCGCTCCCGTAGGCAAAGTCCTCGATGGAGCTTTTCTTTGCTTGGGCACAGACATATTGGATGCAGAGTTTTTCTGCCCAATCCACCGTGTCAATAACAAGGGTCTTGCAGGGTTTTTCCTTCGTAAC